TAATTAGCTAATTGTTTATGTTTATCAAAATTCGTAAGTTTTCTTACGCCCATAGTCAAACTTTTTATCATTGTAGATATTTATAATAACCCAAAACTACAATTATTGACCCTTTCTAACGATGGGTATCCATCTAGTGCCATACTCATCTATTGTTTCTTCGTGTTCAGGATCACTATTAATACCATCATCTACAAACCCAAAAGGTGCCATATCTTGTTCTATTAGTTTTTCTTGTTCTAAATACATCTGACTTCTTATATTAGAATCAGATAACTCTTTAAAGTAAGGTTGATTTGATAACCATCCAAATATAACTAGACACATAACTAGGTCATCATTTGTACCCTCTTCTGCCTGCCAACTATTACCTTTTCGACTAAAAGTTGACATTTCTTCAATTATGTTAAAATCGTTAATTAATAGTTTATCACCCTCCATAAGCGTCTTAAAATTCGCACAGCCTACCTTCTTTATTTGTTTTGTCATTCTTACCCCTAATGATGTCCCTCTACCTGAGAACATCGCCCCTAGTATTTGACCCGCTCTACCCTTTTGAGTTGTCATCAATATGTTAGGGTATTCTAACTCATAATGCATCGCTTCAGAAATCGCTTGACCTAAATCATTTACTTCTACGAGAACGTGTGCCTCATTATACGCTTTACAAGTTTGGGCAACTATGTTGGGAAAGACAAATGGTTTGACTTCATTATTTTTATATGTTGCCACCACTTCATAGTTTATTTTATCACCTATTTTAGTGACATCAAATATTATGAACGCAGAGTAATCTTTATTCGTACCTCTGGCGACATCAACAGTACAAACATAGAGACGATCTTTTGATGGTCTTTTAAACATTTTTAAACCACCTTTAGATTGTATCGGGTCTATATAAACTGTGTTCTTAATTTTGGCTGGTGAGATAAGTGTATCAACACTACCTAAAAACTCACACTCAAACTCTTGCGAAAATTGTTCTTCACTAGTGTTTCTTATAGTATCTTCTTTCCACTTTTGATCTCTACCTGGTACCTCTGACCAATGTACTTCTATTGGTATGTAATCATTTCTTTTATTTGTTGCATCTGTCCAAATCTTATAAAACTGATTCATACCATGTGGTGTAGATACAATAATAAGTTTTGTTTTTGTACCAGAAGATATTGTAGGATATACTGAACTGAAAAACATATCAGATATATTCGCTGGTACGAAAGCAAACTCATCAAGGAATATAATATTATAAGAACCACCCCTAATGGCTGATGATGAAGTTGCCGCTGCGACTATGGTTGATTTGTTTTCTAATTCAATATTACCTTTGTTCCAATTAATGATACCTTGTTGCAACCATTTAGGTAAGTTTTCATATGCGAGTTGTAATCTACCTAATATATCTCTCGCAGTAGATGATTTGTTTGCTAGTATCGCTATGTTAGAGTTTGGATTAAACAAAGCGTAGTGTAAAAGATATGATATTGTTGTTGTGGATTTACCTGACTGCCTTGGTAGTTTACAAATAGTAAATCTATTATCATGTATAGTTTTAACAATCTTTTTTTGAAAGTCATACATCTTAAAAGGTATAAGACCTTCATCAAGCGAAACTATACGAACATAGTTTTCCATAAAATAAAGTGGATCAGCAGAACACTTTTGATATTCTAATATTTCTTGTTCAGTAAATTCAACTGGTGTATTTACTTTCTTTAGATTAGGATTACCTAAATATGCGTCATTACTCATACACTATTGCCTCTATGTGAGTATAACCTAGTTGTGCTGCTCTTGTGACTCTTTGACCACCTTTATGAACACTATATAATTTTTCAATATAAGGTTTACCACCTACACCCATTCTTTGTGTTTTATTAACTTTATGTTTAAACACTTCAATAGGTTGGTCCATTACATCAGTTATCTTATCTACACCTTGATCTAATTTAACATTATACTTATGATAATGTTGATTATATGTTAAATCACTAATCTTTAGTATCTGTTTTCTCGGGTGTGATGTTTTTGCCTTCAAAGTTTTCATTTTCTTTTTTACGCTCTACATTTGTTTCAACAGATTTTTTATTTAACATCTTTTGTAATTCTGCTGTTGATCCTACAAACAATGCGTTTTTTATATTGGCGTTAGCAGTCTTAGGCAACTCTTTTAAATCTTTTAGTTTTTTTTGTAAATCTTGTAGTTTATCTACTGTCTGCCCTACTTGTCCTATTAGTTGACCAGCGACTTCGTAAGCTCTAGGGTGTTGACCTTCTCTCGCAATATCTAATATACCTTCAATTGCCTCTTGTCCTCGTTCAATAAGATTATAATAGTTTTCTCTACTATACTTGTAGTCATTATCAACATCAGCTTTCTTATCATCTTCTTTACGAGGAACTGCTGGTTTAAATTCTTGTTTGACTATTTGTTTGGTAGGTTCAGGCTTATCTATGCCCAAAATTTCATTAACCTTTTCTTCTAATTTACTCATATTTATATTTATGAGTTTATTTTTTTGCCTTTGAACCACCCAGGTAGACCTAAATGGGGTCTTCCATCAAATATATTATCGTCTGCACCAGGTGAAAACGCATTGTTATAATGTAAAAATACTTGAGCACAATCTTGTCCAATAAACGCTTCACGCCAATGTTCAAGTATCATACCTTTGTAAACTAACATATCACCTGGTTTCAATATCACTTTTGTGCCTTTATTATCTGTTTCAGCAGGAAACCCATCATCAGGTATACCTACATTTTTCTTTGCCTCTAAATAGATCGGCCATTCATCACCACCTAAATTCATTGTTGTTGAAATCTCACAACTAAATCTATCTTTGTGTCTTTTTAATACATCACCCATTTTATAGATACGTGCATATGAATATGTAGGATTTAATTTTAAACCTGTAAGTTTTTCCATCTTTGGTTGAACTGCGAGTAATAAAGTTTCCATCGCAATATCAGAATAATGTGAATATGTATCAGGAACTTGTTGATCTGTCCAAGTGCCATAGTCATCATTATATGGATTAATATATCTAAAATCAAAAAAAGTTTTAGTCACTTGCCTTTTCATCATAAAGTAATTATAAACAAATTCAGCGACCTTAGGATCAATCGCTTCTTTTATAACTAAAAAGTGATTTTTTTTAAATCTAGCTTTTGACATTACTTCATTCCTTTTGAAGTGTTTACAATATCATTTCTAACTGCTTGTAAGTTAAAATGTATAAATCTAAAATCATCTACACCATCATCAACAGCAAATTGGTGTGGCACATAAGCAGGGAAAAATACTAACATACCTGGTTGAGGTTTATAGTGTATCATATCTGACATAGGTGATATTTTAGTACCATCTTTTTGTGGTAATTTAGTCATCATTGCACCCGCTCTTGGATCGTGCATTACAGGAAAAGATGTTTTATCTGAACACTTTAAAAAGTAGAAACCAGATATGTGATTATCCCAATGAACGTGTGTGTCGTGGTGGCCACCACCGTTCTTAGCAAATTGTTGTACCCAAAATTCTGTAAAGAACATTGTATATTTTTCCATATCATAACCCCACTCGTCCATTAAGTTAAGTGAAGTTGCTCCAACATAATTTTCTAAATCTTTTAACCCAGGATCACCATTTAAAGGTGTTGAGTGATAACTCATTCCATGGTCTTTTACTTTTAAATAATCTTTATTACCTAAAAACTTTTTTCTCTCTTTTAATCTAGTCGCTTCTCTTTTTTGAGCCTGATCTATAAATTTATCTGTCGCTTTTATCGCTGATTTTAACCATTCAGGTTTCATTATAGAATAAATTGGTGTTTGAAAATACCATTCCGTTTTCATTATATCTTTATTAGTTGTTACTGCCATTTTTTTCTCCATTTCACATATATATACATTATTTAAAAGGCCATCCTAAATTCCACATCACTAGTGAATATCTTGTTCCTCTAGTCACAGGATTTACTCTATGCCACACGAAACTTGGAAATACTATGATACTTCCTCTTGGTCTAATTTCTGTACACTCTTTAATATGTTTTCCTCTATTTCTTTCAAAGTCGTGGTCTTGTCTAAAATCAAACTCTAAATTACCACCATCATATTCAGAGGGGTCATTTAATGAAACAGTGACAGATAACTTTCTTATTTTACCGTAAGTATCAGGATCATTTTTTCTCTTATAGGGTTTTACCCAACTATCAGTGTGCCAACCATAAAATTGACCCTCACCATATTTTGTAAATTGACAAGATTCTGACCAATCCCATTGAAAGTTCCAACCTGCTGCTTTATTTGCTTTATGTATGTAAGGGTGTATTTCATTATAAATCCATCTATCGTTTAACCAAACAATATCAGATTTTCTTTTCTTTTGAATGTTATTGATTACTGATTTTTTTAGACTACCATCAGCTTTTCTACTTGAACCATCGTCTTTTTCAACACCACCTGTGACAGCCATTTGTTGTTTATGGGCTGTACCGTACTTAATTATGTCATCACATAATTTAGGAGGCAACGCAGATTGAAAGTAATAATAATAGTTTGCCAAATTCATTTTATATTTTCCTCATTTTCAAAATAATATAGTATATATAACAGATTTAATTCTGAAATTTATATCGTATAAGTACAATTCCTTTACCACCAGCGCCACCATTAGCACCTCTAGAGCCACCACCACCACCACCAGTGTTTGCTGTTCCAGCAGTTCCAACATTAGGCGCAGGTGAGGGACCTCCTCCACCAGAACCACCTGTTGAACATGAATGTGATGCTCCACCACCAGCAAAATATCTTGTACTACCCACAGGCCCTGGAGTACCAGCGCAACCTACGGCAAAACTAGGTGATACGAAAGATCCGACACCACCATCGCCACCTTTAGGGTTAGATGCATCGCCTCCTGCGGCTCCAGCTCCACCTCCGCCACTAGCATAATAATTAGGGGCTGCGCCTCCCGCTGGTCCAGCTGGGTTACCTTGTGATGGTGAAACTGGCGGAGTATTACCTGTTCCTCTACCTTGAGGATTAGGAAAACATGCCCCTACACCTCCACCTGAACCACCATTATTAGAATTAGAATGAGGATTAGGTACACAAATTCCATAACCAGAATTGTGTCCTTGTCCACCACCCCCACCAGCAGATGTAATAGTTGAAAATATTGAATTTGATCCCTTACCACCACACACTGTTGCTCCCGTAGTGGCATCACCACCAACACCACCACCACCTACTGTGACTGGATAAGTTTGTGCTGATACTGGTAAACCTGAAGGATTTGCTAAAGGTGAAGTTGTGGGAGCTGGTAAACATAAACTATTAGACATTCTAAAGCCACCAGCACCTCCACCGCCACCTTGTCTATTATTAGGAAAATTATCTCTACCTCCACCACCACCACCAGCAACTACTAGGTAATCAACTGAATTTGAACCAGCAGAATTACCTGCGTCAGATACTACAAAACACCCATCACCTGTAAAAGAGTGAATTTTAAAATCACCTGAAGTTGTAATTGTTCCACCTGTTGCAGTAACATATTCTTTATTTTGTAGATCAGCAACATTTGACTCGTTGGCGTATAACCAACCTTTTGTAGCGTCAACATAAACTAATGTTACACTTGCTCTATTTGTATCAATTTTAGAGTCATTTGCGAGACCTTGAATTTTATGACTATTTCTTAAAATAGTTAAATTATTTGTGGCAAAAGTTCCTGCGTAATCTTTAATGGCGATAGTATCACCAGCAGATGCCGATGAAGGTAGTGTCATTGATATTGCGCCTGAAGTTGTATTTACAAAATAACCTCTACCAGCGACCATCGTTGTATTTGATGTTATTACTGATTGCCAAGATACTGCGGGTATTGAAGCCGAAGCACCTAAAGATATTGCTGTGCCATTAATTGTGACACTTGAATTTGCTAGTTTTGCGTTTGCGATACTACCCGCTAGTTTAGCGTTAGTTATTGTACCTGGCGTTATATCTGCTGCCACTACCGTACAATCTGTTATCGCTGCTGAACCTATTTTATCTATTGCCATTTTAAATCTCTTTTATACTATTTATAATCTTTCTCTATTGAAATTTATATCTTAATATTACAATACCTTTACCACCTGAATTTAAGTGAGGATCGGGTTGACCATGACCTGTGTTTGTGACACCTTCTCCACCTCCGCCACCACCTTTATTAGCAACTCCGGCAGTAGGCCCTTTAGCTGGATTGGAACGACCACCGCCCCCTCCACCATAACCACCACCAAAACCAGGAGCTGCATCACCCCCATAATCTGTATTTCCAGGACCTGCATACATACCTCCAGCACCACCACCTGCGTATTTAGTTTCAGAACCTGTTATAGTTGATGAAACTCCTGCTCCACCATCACCGCCTCTATTATTTTGAGGGGCATTTCCACCAACAGCGCCAGCACCACCGCCACCCCCTGCGCTCCAATTTGAACCATCAGAACCATTTGCATTTCCGCCATTATTACCTTGAGGTGGACTCACAGGAGGTGTATTACCTGTACCACCAGGTTTGTTATATGTAGATGGGTTATCTACACTAGAACCACCTCCGCCAGAACCACCAGGTTTACCAGGTACAGGATCATATGCACGAGCGCCACCACCTCCACCAGCAGATGTAATTGTACTAAAAACTGAATTTGAACCAGGGTTTCCTGATTCCACATCACTCGGACCAGCACTACCTCCAGCTGCACCTCCTGCACCGACAGTAATAGGATACGTTTGTGCTGAAACAGTTATACCAGCAGGAGCATTTAATGGTGAAACACTATATGAATCATTACCAGATCGACCTTCTCTAAAACCGCCTGCGCCTCCACCACCTAAATTTGTTGCACCACTTCCACCACCAGCAAGAACAAGATAAGATACCTCATTAAGTGGTGCAAGTCCTGAGGCTTTTGAAACAACGAAATTGCCATCACCTGTAAATGTATGTATTTTGTAATCTCCTGATGTTGAGACTGTACCACCTGTGGCCTCAATAAATAATTGTAAATCAGCAACATTACTTTCTTCCCAATATAACCAACCTTTCGTACTATCTACATAAACTAATACTAGACTAGCACGATTCGTATCAATTTTAGAGTTATTCTCAACATTTTGTATCTTATGACCATTACGAGCAATAGTGAGATTGTTTGTAGCGAAAGTACCTGCATAATCTTTAATCGCAACAAAATCTCCTATACTTGCTGACGATGGTAAAGTCATTGTAACAGCACCACTAGTTGTATTTACAAAATATCCACGACCAGCGACCATGGTAGTATCTCCAGTGACTACTGATTGCCAATCTACAAATTGATTATTAAGAGTTGCGCTTCCGCCTAATGAAATAGATGATCCTGAGGCTGTAATAGATGAGTTAGATAATTTTGCGTTTTCAATAGTAGCATCAGCAAATTTTTCACTAGATACAGTTTCGTTAGCGAAATCTATCGCTGCGACTGTTCCGTCTTCTATACCTTTTGATCCTACTTTGTTTATTGTCATATTACTATTTATTCGTCAGTATCTGTTGTTGTATTATACTTTTTACCATCAGAAAAATTAGATATAGTAGTTGTAAATCCAAAGTCATCATCAGCATCTGCTGTTGTGGGATCAGGAGTTATTACGATTCTAACTTCTCTTGCTTTATTAGTTTGATCAGTATCAGTATAAGCATCTGATTGTACATTTTTGATAACCTTTTGAGTTGACGCTGGACCAAATAGATAAGTCTTCGCTGTAAACCCTAAAGTATAAATTACTGCTCTTCTTTGTGAGAAATCACCACTATAAGTATCTTCATAACTCACACTGTTTAATACTATTGGAATATCTCTCTTAATATTTAATTCTGGTATCGCATTTACAGTCACCGTAAAATCTGGTTGAAAGAAAGGTAATATTTGTTCTACAATTTGTAGTCCTGCCTCAGCACTCGCTGTAAAGGAATATAGATTATATGATACATTATAAGGAACAGGCACATAATTAAAATTCATTACCTTACCATCAATACCAGATTTTACTGTTTTATATTTTTGAACTCGGGTCAATTTTCTACTTGCATCATATTGAATACCAGATATTTCAAAACTCATACGAGGTAGAGTAATAGCAAATTCTCTTTCTTGTAGATTTGCTTGTTGATCTAATCTCGCTAAAAACTTTTCTTTAGGTGCATATGCTAGAGGTACTCTAATTGATTGTACAACTTCACCACTAGAGTTTTTTCTTTTAATTTGTATGTTATTAAAGATTTGACCAAATCCTATGGTCATTCTTCTCATACTCTCGTTATAAAAATATTGTCCGAACATTAAAAGTCAACCTCTCCAAATGGGTTACGTTCTGTAAAGTCTAATATATCATCTGCCGTAGAAGATGTATCAAAACCAGCCTCTGTATCTAAATCGGTGTTATTCGCATAAGTTGATTGTGTTTGTAAAGCGTATGTCTCTAATAATAGATAATTAGAGTCGCCACTTGCACTATCATTTTCTAATAACAACGATCCGTCTTCATTCTCTAAAGTAAATTGATGAGCCAATTGATCTAAACTATATTGATCTTCAGCACTATCAATTGTTGAGATACCTGTATCTATTTGTTCTGAACTATATTCCCATCTAGTACATACTAGTTTATAAACTGGTAGTTGACCTAGTTGAAAAAATGGCTCTTGGTCTTGTACAAATTGTATCTCAAAAAAACTATTCATTAAAGGCATATAAATTATATCGCCTTCGTTTGGTCTACCCTCTTTTACTAGAGTAGCCTTTTCATCTACCGCCTGATTAAATCTTCTTTTAGAGACCATAAAGGTAGTGTCTTCTCTAATCTCTAAACCAAACTTATTAATAATCTCTTGTTCGCCTGCGAAACCTTCCGTTGTTTCCATATACGCCTCTAATAAAAGCGCAGATGAAAATTTAGACAACATATCTTCGCCTAAAATTAAATCTCTATTTACAAGTGTTCGTGGTAAATAATATACATCTTGGCCATATATCTTTAGACCTTCAATAATTAAATCTTCGTAAAGTCTTTTCTCGGCTGTATTTCCTATGCCGTTGCCATCTTGGAAGTAGTGATTAACTGGCATGGCATTATCCCATCATTAGTGCTGGATTTAACTCGTATGTTGTTCTTATCTCAGTTTCTAGTTTTTCTATATCTGATAAAGCCTCAGTATATATTTGTTGACCATTTAAAGTAACGCCACCTAACATAGCGACACCATTAAATTTTGATAAGTTAGCGCCCCATTGTTTTTTAAATAAAGCAGTCACATATCTTTTTAAAAATATATCGTTGTTTATGTCTGTAAAAGTTGTTGGGTCTAATTTTCTATAACACTCTATAACAAGAAACTCACCAACTTGTAAATCTTCACTCCAATCCATATCAACGTATAGTCTATTATCCATTTGATTAAATCTTAATGGTTTCTCACCTACAAGTATGTGGTCTAAAAAATCTAAATGTCTTAAAACTATATCATAGTTTATTACAGATGTAGAAGAAAAATCATAAAGGTCATTTAATCTTAATTGATACCT